AAACTGAAAGCGTTCATCAAGATGCGATAAATTCTCTAAAGACCGGAAAGAAGCAGTTGAGAGAGATGCGTCTTCGATCTATCGATGAAGAAAAAGATACTGCTATAATAGCAATGAGGAACCAGCTTAAGGATGTAGAGAAGAGAATATCAAATCTTGATGCTGAAAGATTATACATTACAGAGCAGATCAGCGTTTCAAAACAGAAAAAGACAACCTTGATTCAAGAGAACCGCCGGTTTGGGGCTGTTAAGTCGAGGTGGGAAACATACAACGTGTTTACCCAAGCTGTTGACAAGAAAGGTATACCTCTGACGATACTGTCATTACAATTACCACAGATTAATAGCGAGCTAGTCAAGATTCTTCAGGGTGTAGTAAACTTTGACCTTTCTCTCGAGGCAGATTTAGACTCGAACAACATGGATATTTTTATAGACTATGGAGACTCTAGAAGAATTATCGAGTGTGGATCTGGGATGGAGAAGATGATTTCTTCATTGGCATTGCGGGTTGCATTGATAAATGTCTGTAACGCTCCAAGGAGTGATGTATTGATTATTGACGAAGGCTTTGGAGCGTTAGATGATAAGAACATCGAGGCATGCTCAAGACTCTTAGAGTCTCTTAAGAAGTACTTTACAAATATTCTTATCATATCTCATGTTGACGCCATGAAGGATGTCGTTGACAACGTTCTAGATATCCAAAAGAACGGTAAGGATTCTTATGTCAAATGCGTATGATGTATCTTACGTCCCTATAGATTGTCCTATATGCGGATTCATGATGCGTGACACCAAGGATGTAACTCAATACTACAGCACTAAGTGCTGCATTGATTGCTGGATTGGCTTTTTAGAGCCGATAAGAAAACTAAAACGTGATGAAGGATATTTACCTACAGGTAGTGAGATTGATTCTTACCGAAATAGGGTAGCCGCTCTTATGAAACTTGGAGAATAGAAGTGTTAAACTTAAAAGAAATCAGAGCTTTAGCTCAAGCAACAGAGACTTCATGGGGATACTCATCTAAGGATAGAAAAGTCACCAGTAAGCTAAATGGAAATGTTCTAGAACTACAGATGATGTCAATAGTACAGTTTGCCAGCGAGAAAGCGCTAAGCCAACAAATCCAGGCTCAACGTGAATTTGCAAATGATGTGTTTTCAGAACAGCTCAAGAGAATAAAGCAAGAATTTAAAGAGTCTGTAGATAGAGCTCTTGTAGCTAAAGAGATCGAGCGTGATGATGACGTAGAGCTGATATCTGCGACATCTAACTCGCCGCTGAAAATCGCATATTTTAGAGCCAACGTAAAACTTGAAGTTGGGTAGATATGCCTCCGTTGAACAAACAAAAGCAGATAAGCGAGATTGTAAAGTGTGGAAAAGATCCAGCATACTTTATAAATCGCTATGTACAAATCCAACATCCCATGAAGGGAAGAATTGCATTCCACACCTTTCCTTTCCAAGATGATTGCTTACAACAGTTCAACGATCATAGATTCAATGTAGTAGTCAAGTCTCGGCAGTTAGGTCTTTCAACCCTAACTGCTGCCTATGCTGTCTGGCTGGCTATGTTCAGAAAAGACAAAAGCATTCTGGTAATCGCCACGAAGTTAGCAGTTGCTCAAAACTTCATTAAGAAAGTCAAGGTTGCACTGTCTGGGATACCACAATGGATGTGGATAACTGAAATTACTGCAAAGAACACACAGGCGATAGAGTTCAGTAATGGTTCTCAAATAAAAGCTGTACCAACTTCAGATGATGCTGGTCGTTCTGAAGCCTTGTCACTGTTAATTGTCGATGAGGCTGCTTTCATTAGAAACTTTGACGAGCTCTGGAAAGGTCTGTATCCCACTCTATCAACAGGTGGTCGAGCTATATTGGTTTCTACTCCTAATGGTACAGGGGGACAGTATTATGACATCTACCACGGTGCAGAGCAAGGTACAAACGAATTTAATTCCATAAAGCTTCCTTGGGACGTGCATCCAGAGAGAGATGATGAATGGTTTAACAAAGAAGCTAGAAATCTAAACAAGCAGCAAATTGCACAAGAGTTGCTGTGCGATTTCCAAGCGTCTGGTGACACTTTCTTGTCTACTGAAGACCTGGCCAGACTACAATCTGGGATACGGACGCCTATAGAAAAGTGGGGCCCTGAAAATGCAGTATGGGTGTGGAAATATCTCAAAGAAGGTCATAACTACGTAATATCAGCAGACGTTTCCAGAGGCGATGGCGCTGATTATTCCACATTCCATGTAATAGATACTGGAGAGTCAGAGGTTGTTTGTGAGTTTAAGGGTAAGGTTCCGCCTGATCAATTAGCTGTGCTGCTTGCTGAAGCTGGCAGAAGATACGGTAATGCTGTTCTTTGTCCAGAAAGTAATACGTACGGGTATGCAGTCTTGATGAAACTCCAGGAAATGAACTACCCCAACATCTACTTCTCTAAAGAGAAAGATAAGTACAACGCCATGTACGGCGGCGGTTCCCTCGGTAAAGCTGGCTTTTCAACTCAAGGCGCTAGTAGAGCGAAAATATTGACAAAGATGGAAGAGATGATTAGAAACAATAGGGTCTCCATATACTCTTCTAGAACTGTTTCAGAGTTTAAGACTTTCGTCTGGAACGGTTCGAAAGCTCAAGCTCAGCGTGGGAAGAATGATGACTTGGTCATGTCTTTAGCGATCGGCTTGTGGCTCTACGAGTATTCATCTAAGAAAACCAGAAAATCATTCGATATGAATTCAGCAATGCTGGCCGCGTTCGGAGTGAACAAGAAGCGATCAGCGAACTACACACCTCCGAGCAAGTATTCCTACGAAATGAATTATCTAGCGAGAAAAGGGATGCCAGTTGAGATGGATGAATCACATCCCGCTATTTCTGGATCAATAGATTTTAAGTGGCTGCTATCGTGACTATAATAGTTAAGTTGTAAGTAAGGATTAGTATGGCTGAGAAGGGTAATATATTTCAGAGATTGACGCATCTGTTTAGGAGCGGACCAACAGTCAAAAGACGTGTTAGGTCATCTGTCGCTTCGAACATGAGGTCCTCTGCTGTTGAGACATTCCGTCGTGCTCACAACGACGTGTACTCTAACACATTAAGCGCATATGGTTCTTTCGACAGAATGTCAAGATACAGCGACTTTAGCGAAATGGAAGCAACTCCTGAGATCGCGTCAGCTCTTGACATATATGCTGAAGAAACTGTCTCGCCCGATGAACATGGCCGAGTGCTACATGTATACTGTGAAGACGACCTTAAGAAGGAAATACTCGAGTCTTTATTTTACGATACGTTAAACGTAGAATTTAACCTTGTGATGTGGGTAAGAAATCTCTGTAAGTACGGAGACTTTTTCTTATTTAACGATATCGATCCCAATTATGGTGTTGTGAATGCTTACCCTATCCCGATATCTGAAATTGAGAGAGAAGAAGGATTTGATCCAGAGAATCCGTCTGCTGTTAGGTTTCGTTGGCTCACACAAGGAAATCAGTCGCTAGAGAACTGGCAGATATCTCACTTTCGTCTGTTAGGAAATGACGCTTTTCTTCCTTATGGCTCCAGCGTCCTTGAGTCAGCACGAAGGATTTGGCGCCAGTTAATCCTCATCGAAGATGCGATGTTGGTCTACAGGGTGATTAGAGCCCCTGAAAGAAGAGTTTTTTACGTTGACGTAGGTAATGTTGCTCCTGAAGATGTTCCGAACTATATGGAACAAGCAACGTCTGTCCTTAAGAAGTCACCTGTCATCGATAAGTCGACCGGAAAAGTTGACTTAAGATATAATCCACTCAGCGTTGATGAAGACTACTTTATTCCTGTTCGTGGTGGAGACAGCGGTACAAGGATCGACTCTCTAGCGGGAGGTCAGAACACAGCTGCTATCGAAGATGTCGAATACATACAGAAAAAGCTGTTTGCTGCTCTGAAGATACCAAAAGCGTATTTGGGCTACGATGAAGATATTGGTGCTAAAGCAACACTAGCGCAAGAAGATATTCGGTTTAGCCGTACTATACAGAGGATTCAAAAGACAGTTATCGCTGAACTTAATAAGTTAGCGATGATTCACTTGTATGTCCATGGGTTTGACGGTGAGGACCTGCTCGATTTTGAGTTGAAGTTATCAAACCCATCATCTGTGGCACAGCTACAAAAGCTTGAATTGATATCGCAAAGGTTCGATATATCTGGTAAGGTACCAGAAGGGATGTTGGATCGTAGATGGGTGCAAAAGAATGTCCTCGGTCTAACAGACAAGCAGATAAGCGAAGTCCAAGAAGGCAGGATCCAAGACAAAGTCGATGATGCTAATGTTGAAGGCGCTGGCGCAGAAGGTGGTGAAGCTGGAGGCGGAGGCGCCGGCGGCGATGATGAAACTGGCGGCCTCTTCTCAGCAGACATTCCATCTGGAGGTCAGCTATTGACAGCTGAGCCTTCGACTGGTTCAAAACTTCATGATCCAGCTGAAGATGATGAAGATGAAGATTTTGTAGACATCAAGTCTTTGTCTATAGATGACGATAATTCTCCAATCAAAGCGCAATCAGCTTACTCTAGACAACCGAATTCAAAAACATCGAGAGGCCCAGAATCTACACACATGCCAGACTTTGCGGGCATGGTAATGAATAAGAGGTCACAAGATTCTATGAGGCGCCCTTTTGGTGATGACTACCTTCGTCCTGCGTTTGAGGGTATGGATCATTCTGATGATGATAGTTATACACATAGAACCAAACTTCGTTCTCCGATGACTCCGGAAATGAAGTCTGTCTATAAGTCCTTAGTTAATATTTTGAGTCCACAAGGCGGAGTGCTTTTATCGGAAGCAAACAATAATGAGGAAGACAATCCTCTTACAGAATACGATGCCGGAGATATAGATGAAAGTTAAGCATAATAAGAAAAGAAACGTCGGACTGCTGTTCGCCCAGCTTTCCCAAGCAGTATCAGAAGCTATGGTTGAAGGCGATGTGAAGAGAGCTAATAAAGTTCTCTCCCTGATGAAGCAACACTTTTCACCAGGCACAGAGTTATTTAAAGAGTTCAGGTTGTTTAGAGCGATCATGGTAACTTCCGTTCCATCAGATTCGTTGGCAACGTCGATAATGACGGAAGCAAAATCAGCTTCTAGAAATATAGACATCAAGCTACTAACTCAACAAAAGTCTGCCCTCATAAAAGACATCAACTACAACTTAAATGAAGGCAACTTTTATTCAAGAAGAGTGCCAGAGTATAAGACATATGCGACAGTACAGACTCTATTGTCTGAGTGGAGGAACACATCACCTGATGTTTCTGTAGTCGCAAAATTTGAGAGTGAGCTTCATTCACATCTATTAAAAGAAAAAAAGCTCGAAGACATCGAAGAAATGAAAACGACAGATGCAAACAATCTGGTTGTTGACATTATGCGTAAAAAGCTAGAAGAGAAGTTTGGTTCTCACCTAAACGACAAGCAAATGACTCTTTTAAGAGAATATGTCTTTTTTGAGGAAGACGAATCTCTATTCTTATCGCGTCTGTCGACTGTCAAGAATGAAGCTATCAAAGCAATAAACACCTTCGAAAGTGAGTGTCAAAATCAGATAATCTTAAAGCAGATTCCAGATGTAAAAAGTTCTATCATGAGCCTAACAGAAGACACCGCTGATGATGAAACGTTGTCTAGATATTTGACACTTATGAAGATAACAGAAGAATTGACGGCTGGAGGAGAGCAATGAGCGATAATCTAAAGCTTTTGACAGAGTGGAGTCCATGGCAATACTCTAAAGAGATGATCGAAGAGTCGAAGCAAAATAACGACGGTAAGATCATCATGAAAGGAGTGCTACAGAAGTCTGACACTCTAAACCAGAATGGCCGAATATACCCGAAGGTTATCTTGGAAAGAGAAGTAAGGAATTACCAAAAGTTCATTGCTGAAAATCGCGCCCTCGGCGAGTGCGATCATCCTGACAGCTCAGTGGTTGAGCTTAAGAACGCTTCTCATATTGTAAGAGAAGCTTACATGGACGGCGATGTGTGTTATGGTGTCGTCGAACTTTTGAACACTCCTTCTGGAAAGATATTACAAAGTCTTGTGGAGTCTGGGGTGACACTTGGTATTTCTAGTCGTGGAGTTGGTTCTACTCGTCGTAACGGTGACGTCGATGTTGTCCAAGATGATTTTCAACTGATTTGCTGGGATTTTGTTTCTGAGCCCTCAACCCCCGGCGCATTTATGATGAAAGAAGGCATAGAGGTTCGTAGGAACGATCTTAATAAAGTCTTCAATAAATCAGATAGAGTCCATCGTGCTTTTAACGATGTAATAGCATGGAGGGGTGATAAATGAGTTCAAGTTGGCCAAGACCAGGATTGAATAGCGTTGGTGAGTATCAGCTAGCTGGTGTCCCATTTATTGTAGAAGACGACACTACCGCTCGTACGGTCACGCTACAGAGAGTATCAAGAGCGATCACTTTTATATCTTCTGCAGCTGGCGCAAGCGTTCACTTCTTTGATGTTGATGCAAGCGGTACCCCGGTCAATACTGAGGTCGCTTTACCAGCCGGTGCTGTTAGGTTTGAGATTAGGTGTAGCAAGTTTTACATCACCACAGGTGCAACAGTCGGAGCAGTTGTAGAGCTCACCGGGATCGACCCGCGACAGATGCCTTTACCATCACGAACATTAGGAACTGTGGCATAGGAGATTTAGAATGGCTAAGATGACAAGAAATGATTTAAAATCTCTAGTGAAAGAGTGTCTATTTGAGATTCTTTTAGAGGCGTCTGATGTTGATTCCTCTTCACAACTACAGGAAACAAGAAAGATTAAAAGAAAGCCAGCTCGTTCCGCTTCTCGCCGTCCAGCACTAGATAATATCACGGTTGGACAAAAGGCCGAGAGCAGAAGCGCTGCTTTAGACGTTTCAGGGATAACGTCAGATCCAGTTATGGCTGCGATCTTTCAAGACACAGCTCGTACTACGTTGGTAGAACAATCTAGAGCTGAGAGTCTTGGGTCTAGAGCGGGTGGCGATGCCGCATCAGCTGCCATGGCCGCTGCAGATCCTCAAGAAGTTTTTGGTAAGGCGTCTCAAAACTGGGCAGCGCTAGCATTTGATGATTAAATAAAAGCAGCAAGAAAAAAACAAGTCTGCTGAATACTTACAAAATAGACTAAGGTCATTCGATCAGGAGGAATACCAAGATGGCTAAAAACATAAAATTGACCCCCGCGCTTCTCAAGAAGTTAGTTATGGAAGAGAAGGCAAAGTTGATGGAGACTCTCGAGCAAGGTAAAGAAGAAGCTGAGAAAGTCAAAGCAGAAGAGCATGATGCTGACGAGTTAGCTGATTCCCTAGAGAAAGACATCGACTTCATGGCTGCTCTTAAAATTCAAGAGAGCATGCTTAAGAAGAAGTATGCAAAAGTTCAAGCCGCCAAGAAGAGAATCTTGAAAAAGATTAACGAACGCAAGAACTAATCATTAGCTTAACCCAAAAGTTTAAGGAGAATCCAAATGCCAACCCATAAGCAACAAACTGTAGAGCCATTAACAACTGTAAGAGATAAAGGGTCTTCTGACACCGCATCTCTGCAAGCAGCATTTCCGGCTTCTCCGATACACCAGGGAGAAATGACCGCCGAAAGTATTCGTAAACAGTTCCAAGAAGAAGTGATCGACGGAACCGTGAACGATGGCGGTCACACCTTTGGTACTTTTAATAGAGATTATTCTGAGGCTCCTGACATGTCAGAGGTCGAGACTGGTGGAGGTGGACTTCCTGCTTCTGCATACGTTCCTAACCCAACGTCTCCTGGTCCTGGCAGCGTTAACGCTACCGATCAAGCTGAGGCCCCGGAAGGATTCGGACAAAATCCTTCTGATGTCCCTGGCTCTGGTGTAGGTTCACAGCTCCAACCTAAGGCATCTTCAGAAGCGCAATCAAGAGGAAAGCTCGGTGATTTTGTCATGGGCAAGTCTTGGGGTAGCACTTCTTAATGGCGAAAGTCTCCCAACCTGACTCGCCAGTAAGCCTGGGCCAACGGCCCGGGCTTTCTCATGATGGTAGAGCAGATCTTGGTTACGCAACAGCTAAAGAAAAATTTCACGCACCTCGATCCAAAGGGTCATCATTTCCTTACACTGAAGAAGTTGATGACTTAGAAGACACCGAAGATGTCGATTTTGATGCCGATGTCGCGAATAAAATAAACAATAAGATTTCCACTCCCTACAAATCCAATGATAGCCTGATTGGCAGGTCAGCGGACTCTTTTTATCTAATAGGAGGGAATTCCCGGGTTGCGATCGGAGAATCGACCGCCAAGGGTATGGTTCCTTTCCCGGGAATGTATAAAAAGAGGATTCAAGTAGGTGGAGGAGTAAATTCCCCTAAATTAGTTGCGCCCGGTCAATATAATCGTACTGGTACTTATAGAGGATGGAGTCATGCTCCTATCCCAGCAGACGATTTGGTTCAAGTAGACGATGACGATTATGATCATAATGTTGAGAAGGTAAGAAGTATTGTTAGGTCAATACTTAAAAACAACATGAGAGAAGCATAGTTATCAACGTTTTGGGTTAACTTCGTTTTATACTGATATTTAAGGATATGTGCACACACTGTCTGTGAGGTTTTGGAATGTCAACAACGCTGTATAGAGAAGCAATCGCAGAAGCTCAGCAATTAAAGGAATTAGCTGAGCAAAATGCGAAAAATAAAATAATTGAAGCTCTGACTCCGAGGATTCAGGCCATGGTAGAGTCGCAACTGCTCTCAGAGCAGGATGACATAGAGATCGTAGATCTAGATGATGACTCTGATGATATGGTTATGGAGCCTATGGAAATGATAGCTCCAGTTAACGACTTGGTAGATGACGATGACGATGAGTCTGAAGTTGAAGCCAGCGTAGTTATTAACGCTCAAGGCGATGTTAATGTATCTGTCGCCGAAGCAGTAAAGCACAATCTCAAAAGTATTAAAGAAACTATCAACAATTCTAACTCTGCGTCTTCCAATAACAATAAGCTTGCTAACAGAATTGCTAAGCTTCAAGGGAAGGTTAGGAGAATGGATGCATTGCTGGAAGGTATTGATGCAGATGCTCTTACCGCACAGCAACGCGCTGTAATTAAAGAGTCATACGAAAAATTGTTGGGGGAAGCCGTAACTTTACGCTCAGAGGCAATAGTTATTTCTGAGAGTGAGGGGCAAGGCGTCCGACTTCAGCTGTTCGAAACATTAAAGGAGATGAATAACATGACTAAATCCCGCAGCCGCGCCATCTTCAACCAACTTTTTGAAGCTGGTTACGGCGAATTAGACGAAATGGAACTAGTTCTCAGTGATGAGGATCTAGAGGCTCTTGGTGTTGAAGACGCCGAAGAAGCTGACATCGATGCCCTTGATATCGATATTGCTATGGAGGCTGGCGAAGAAGAACCAGCTGAAGAAGCTGAAGAAGAGGGTGAAGAGGAAGAGGAAGGCGAAGAAGAAGAAGTAGCGCTTGATCTTGGTGAAGCTGATGAAGCCGCTGAGATGGAAGAGCTTGATGAGGTCTTCGAAATCGATCCCCGCATGCTTCGTAGAGAAATCCGTCGACTTCGCTCCATTAGAGAGCAAGCCGAATCCGAAGCCGATCAATTCGGTGGTGGCGAAGTAGAGTTCGAGGTAATGGAAGTTGATGAGGAAGACCTTATCAATGCACTTGCTGACGAGCTCGGAACCGTTGCAAGCGTCGAATCTGCCCCTGAGGCAACCTCCGGTCCTGTCGCTGAGAGACGTCGACGCACCGGTCGTCGCAATTCAAGAAATGCTGAAGTAGTCCGCGAAAACCGCGAACTTAAGAAGCAGCTTGATGAAATGAATCTTTTTAACGCAAAACTGCTTTATGTGAATAAGCTGATCCAGAATCGTAATGTAAGTTCTAAGCAGCAGCGTGCCATAGTCGAGGCTCTTGATAATGCCAAGACAGTAAGAGAGGCAAAGTTGGTTTATGAAGGACTAACTAAGTCACTTAACAAGAAGTCCCTCGCAGAGGGCACGAGAAGAGTTCTTGGATCTTCTAGCAAGCCAACTCGTAGCGGTGGTGCTACATTAAATGAGTCGGCACAGACTGATCGTTGGGCTAGACTCGCTGGTATTAAAAGCAAGTAACAGACGCTAATTTTTAAGGAGATATTAAAATGTCTAAGAAATTCACTTTAGAGACGCTAACAGAAGGCATTCGCCAGCGTCACCAAGGCGAGTCAAACGCTCGTCTTACTGAGAAGTGGTCTCGGACGGGTCTTCTGCGTGGTCTCGACGGCGTCCATCGTGAAAACATGGCAACGCTACTCGAGAATCAAGCAGGACAGGTCCTTCGTGAGTCCTCAACACTAGGCGGTGGTGGTCTTAGCCCTGCTGCTAGCAGCGGAGACATCCGCGGTTTCACCAACATCGCTTTCCCAATCGTCCGTCGTGTATTCGGTGGCCTGGTTGCTAACGAGTTGGTTTCAATTCAGCCAATGAGCCTTCCTTCCGGTCTGCTCTTCTACCTTGATTACACCTACGGTACTAACGTCGGTGGTGAAGTTGATGGTATTGGTTCATCCACAAAGAGCACTTATAGTGACAACCAGTCAATCTACAACAATCCAGCTGGTAAGGGCATTCGCTCTGGATCACTTGGTGTTGGTGGTCAGTACGACCTTGCTGGTAGCGGTTACAGCCGTGTTCACAGCGGTAGCAACTTGACACTGGTTAATGACGGTACCGCAGCTCAAGTGTTCCGTCTCGGAGTAGGCGCTACTCAGAGCCGTGCAGTTATCGGCACTGGTGTCGCGATATCTGGTTCTGATGGTC